CTGGATCGCCTTGTGGCCCTTGAGCACCAGTGGCTCCATCTAAGCCATCTGCTCCAGCAGGTCCTTGTATACCTGGATCGCCTTGTGGCCCTTGAGCACCAGTGGCTCCCTGAATGCCTTGCGGCCCCATTTCGCCGCTCAGTTCTAGTATAACTTCGTTTACCTGGGTATCAACTATAATTACATTACTCATTATACTATCCTCGGGGCAACTACAAAATTACCCTTTAGATAAGTTTTTGTATTACCTGAAATTGTTACAGTTACTTGATACACTAAACTTCCACTTGGTAATGCTGATGTTTGAGTATCGGTTAGGCTCAATGTGGCTTGTCCTGCTGCTGCATTATTTATAGTCACTGTCATAGGAACTCTTGTGCCAGTGGTGAAAGTAGGTCTGACATTTCCAACTATGGTTGCAGCAGTAAGATCAATTGGAGTCTTTACATCGTTTAGACTTGTGCTGAAAGTCAAAGGATACTGCCAATCATCGCCTTGCGTGATCTTGATTGGGAAATTAAGAGCGTTGAATGTTGTCATGGAATATCCTTATTCAATATTTATCTTAGAAAGTTGTGAGACGCCAGTTCATATTCGCAAGGTAGGTCGCACCTTGATACACTCTAATAAAAATATCTCTGCTAACTGCTGTAGAATTAGCAGAGACAGGAACAGATTGAAGTGCAGTGGACAAAGAAGCAACAGTCCCTGATTTACTATAGATATTACTACCTTCAGAGAGCCAGTCGGCGCCGATTGTTACAGACGAACCTTGAGTATCTATCTTCAGTGTGTAAGATATTCCGGCTTCGTAGAAGGAAATATTACTTCCCTTATAGGGTACGGTAAACGTTAAAGAAGGGTTTGCATTTCCAAAATTCAAGTTTGAGGATGTGCCTTTCTGTATAGCAAGCTGAAAGGTTGCGTTAAACAATGCACCGTTAAAAACGTTAAGTGATGTTCCGACAACGGGGGAGAACAGAACACTGTTACCCTCTAAAATATACTTCCAGGATGGTGGTGAGTACGTATTTTGCAAAGTTGAAGGTACCTTAGCAAGCAGGGATACGTTTTGTAAAGAATCTTGTAATACAGAAGAAGTAGCCCAGGAGCTTACTGCATCAGTGCCGCCCGCTGTTGACCACGTTAATCCAGGACTTGACACAGTACCAAATAATTGATCGCTTGTTGATTGTATTCTGACGCGATACAGCGATGAATCTTCAGGCATATTTTGCAATAAAACTAATGGTTGAAAAACTGTCTGCCCTGATATAAAGTAATATTCAAATGCGTTTCCGTTTGCGGATATTCTTGGTGTATTAATTGCTACAAAAGAGTTAGTTACCGAAGCCACTGTAACACCACTCTTTGTAGCAGAAAGTGTAAAAGTTGTTGGGGCGGTTAAATAATCGTTTGGGTTAAAAGTTATTCCTTCAGAGAGCCGTGACGCTACCTCGGAACCCGTACCAATCGTTGATAAACTGACACTACTGCCACTCCAGCCTGTTCCCGAAATAGTAGCATTCGCCCCCGAAATTGTAAGAACTAGAGTATAAGTCGATAAGTCATTGAAGTTACTCACTGTGGCAAAGTCAGTAAAAAGAGTAGTAATATTATAAGAAAACGATTTCTGACTTGACGAAATAGTGTATAAAGCACCAGGAGATATAGTTCTAGATGTATTAACAGTGCTAAAAATAGAAACTCCATCACGAAAAACCACCAACTCTGTACTAAAGCTATTACGATTACCTATACTTCCAGTAAAATCCATGCTACTCAGTTCAGTGATTAAACTGCTACCTGTTGTAGTTTTAGAATAAGTTACTGGGTTTATAGAAGTCCATCCTTCTATCGTACCCGCTGCGCTGCTAAGTGTAATTGTAGCAGTGTAGGTTCTAGCGTTGTTGAATAACGAATTAAGGACGTATAAATTTAACCAAGTTACTGTTGCATCTTGGTTAAAGGAATTAGAACTGCCAACTACGACGTAAGTAGCCCCGGGGGCAATGTATTTTGCGCCGGATGTCGTTAGCAGAACAGCAGATCTATAAAGCTTAGTTGTAAGGTTAAAACCGGACTTTTGTAATACGGCCGGCACAAACTCCAAGTTATCAATAGCACTGATCAGTGCCGCGCCAGTGCCAGTCTTTGAAAATGTTGTCGAGTTAACTGTGGTCCATCCAGTAAAGGCGCCAACACTTGCTACAGAAGTAACAAGCTCCACTGTGTACGTCTTAGCAGGATCGAAGTTAGAACTAAACGAACCTAAATCCCAAGTAGTAGTGGTGTCTTGGTCGAAAGATAAAGTAGCCGTAGTGTTTGTAAAACTGTAGAGAACTCCAATACTAACACTCTTTGTTCCAGAGGTATTCAGCAACAACCCTGCTCTATATGACTTAGCGGTAAATGTAAAATTCGAAACAAATGTTAAACCTGGTACGAACACTAAACTATTCAACGCCGCCTGCAAGTTGGCTCTTGTATCTGTCTTTGAGAATGTTGTCGAGTTAACTGTGGTCCATCCAGTGATACTACCACCTGTTGCCACAGAAGTAATAAGTTCAATGGTGTAATTTCCTGCATGAGCGTAAAAGTTATCGCTGAGTGTTGCAACGTTCGTCCAAGTTGTGGTGGTGTCTTGGTCATAACTTAATGATGCACCAGTCCAAGCGACTCCTACTGGCGTTCTCAAAAAGACAGTCATAGTAGAGTTCAAATCACTGCTTGCTGTAGTTCTTAGCAATGTTGCACCATCATAGATAGCAATATCTAATTGGAAGTCGCTAACTAATTGTGCTGGAGGTACAAACTCTACAGCAGCAAGAGCAATATTTAAGTTGGGACGAGTATCTGTCTTGGTCCAAATATAATCTGTTTCTTTTGTCCACCCAGTAACACTGCCTAAATTAGCAGTAGTCAGCGGTGTACTGAAAATCAACTTAGCGGTGTAGTTTGTAATCTCGTCAAAATAAACTCCAAGACTTGCTAGGTTGTAAGTAACAGGTGCGTCTTGGTCGTAAACGAACGCGACCTGCGATTCATGTAGACCGTTGCCTTCTTTCCAGAATATCGCCGACCCAACTAAAACCGATTGCGACCCCTGAGAAACACTATTAGTTGTCTGTGTCTGTGTATAGATAATATTCACAAAGTCATCTAATGTAGCACCACCTGTAGTGGTGTAATCAATTGCAGCCAAGTGGCTATTTACTTGCGTCTTTGTGCCAGTTAGAGTCAATCTACCAAATCCTAAACCGCCACTTGCATTCCATGTTGATGTGCCACCACTACCACTGCTGCCTAAAGTTGCAGCAATAGCAGTTTCGAAGTCCATAGTTACTGGGTAGTTCTTAGAAACAGCCAGGTCTGTGATAGCACCGAAGTCGAAACTATTTGCACCAATGACAAAAGAATGGCTTCCATTTAATGAGTAATCAGCATGTGTAGAAACACAAGGTAGGGTTATAAATCCGTCATAGATCAGATCCATGCTTGTGCCGTTGCCACGCTTAACATTAACAATTAGTGGAATGTCGTCAGTCCAATCAGCCGGCGGCTTAACAATAATATTGTTATTTGGGCTTGCTGGATCGTTCATGTAAGTAAACGATCCCGTTACGGTCACGAAGTCAAAACTTGTACCACTCGGGTAAGTAATTACAAGCGGGTTGGCAACGGGGTAACTGTCCCATCTAGAAACTGTAATTTCGTAGTAGTTAAGCCCATTAACGCCTGTTTCACTAACCCAAGACTGGCCTGATTGATCTGTAAGTGTGCCGAGGCTAAATTCTGCAGTCTGTTCGTCCTCGTTATAAGTGAACCCGTAATTAATAGTGAACGGATTAACCGCCTGGTGATTGATGGTAATTGTGCCAACTTCTTGCACATATGGGACTACGGCCGCGGGTTCGGTACTAGTTAGCACTTCTTGCACATAAGAAATAGTCTGTGTGCCAACAAAGCTTGGGTTGCGCTGAAATATAAAGAACCCATCACCACCACCATTGGTGAATAGGCCGTTGATATAGGCTTGCGTACCACTTACAGTGAACGTCTTAACCCAATTGTGGTTAACTCCGCCTGCGACATTAAAGAGTGTCATCTTTAAGTCGCTTGTGCCTGTTCCATTAGTTACATCGTTAACAGTATAAGTCACGCGGTAAGTCTTGTTTGCCTCTTCTAAGTCAGCAATTTGAATGTTAGCGGCACCGTATCCAGATAACTCGTTTGACGTACCTCCACCACCAAATGCTTGTAACGGACTGATAGTCTGTACTAAGCCAGTGGCATCGAGTATAGCATTCACTTGAAAAGTTAGCGTGCCTGAATTTCTTAATGTGTTATCAAACCAGTTAACTCCAGCGCCAGCATAGAATGCGGTATCAATTGTAAAGTCTGCACCTACATCGCTGTTGGTAAATCTAAGTCGCAAACTTGCAAGGACTGCATTAAAGTATGCCCAGTTATTATTCTTAATACCACTTGCTGTAGTTTTGATACTTGACAAGAAGTACACGTCGCCAACTCTTGTAAAGGATAGGCCGTATAGATTATCGCTCTCTATCAGAATTGCGGCAGATTGTGGGCTGTTGATAGTAAAGTTCATAAACCAGTTATGAGTAAACTGATTAGATGCAGCCTGTATAGCAATTGGGTTAAGATTTAGAGTGGAATCGCCTTCATTTGGATAATAGGTCGCTGTTGTACCCGAAATAAAATACCCGGAGTCAACTGCTGTGAATACTGTGCTCATTCTTTACCTCTACTCGAATAAATTCTTGTTCTTTCATTTACAATTCTGGTCTCGACGATAATATCAGCGGGTGTGCTAGTATTTGGTCTGTAATAAGTGCATCGTCTTAAGGCTTCGCTGCAAGCGGCTGGTGTGCCAAAGAAGTTCCATCTAACCACACCGACCGAATATTGCTTTGAAATTCTCTCATCAACTTGTACTGAGCCAAATACCCCATAACTATCATCGGTTATGTAAGTGGGAGTATCAAGTACAGCCCTTGCTTCAATTGCTGCTCCCACAAAGGCATTCTTCTGTGTTGCTGTTCCACTTATTGGATATCCTGGCAACTGAGTATAAGAAGTAACACCTAAATATCTCGGATCGTTCTCGAAGCACTTGATCAGTAACTGAACTGCTTGATAATTATTATCGGCTTGTGTAATTCTTCCCATGTCTGCAAAATACCACGAGTTCTCAGTGGCCGCTGAAACACTGGCTGGTGGGGCAGTAGAAAAAGTAGGCTCAGCAATAAAGAACGAGCCGACGAATGTAATAGTACCGGATTCTTCAACCACTGAGGTAGTAGCATTAACGATGTTAGCAGGGACAGTAAATGTGCCATGTGGGTTGCAATAGCTAACATCAACTATTGGAGCAATATTCACTCTTGCTGTAGTTTGCAAGTAAGCACCGATAGAAACATTCTTGTAAGAACTAGAAAAGTATCTATCATCGGTATCCCAACCACCCCTGTACGCAAGCCAGAATCTTGTCGGGCTATTTGAGGCGTCAATTGCAGTAATTAACCATCTACCACTAGCTGTGCTGTTAGCAATGGCAGTAGAGATGCAAACAAAGTCACCCACCGCTAATCCGTGAACAATACTAGGATTGATCTGCACGCAAAGTTCGCCCTTATGATCAGGTGGAACTGCAGGGTTCTGCGATATCCAGTTCTGATCTAAGACGTCTGCTTCAAAGAAGTTACTGCGAAACGCAGCACCAGCAAGTGCGGTATTCACAGAAGCAACTGGCCCTTCAATATATGTAACACCAGAAGTAGTTTCGTCTGCTGTGATCATCCCTTTAGTAACAGTAACTCCTGCCACTGTCGGAAACTCTAGTTGACCCATCTTAAGGTCAGACAGAGTGTCAGCAAAGTTAAACGAAACTCTAACATTTCTACTCGGGCTAGTATTGATATACGACGCACCGAATCCTAAGTTCTGTGGAACGTTCTGGGTGTAATTTATTGTTCTTGTAATAGGCATCGTTAACCTCGGTTATCAATATTTATCGGTCTTGTAGGACTGCAAAGTTATAGCGAACTTCGAGTTGCTGGTCTCGTCTATTTTAATTACCTTAAAGAGAGGTCTACCAAACGCTGTAGTAGAGGCAATAAACACCGAGTTGGGTAATGCCGCAACCGGTGGCGCAGAAGCCAGCGTAACACTCGTACCAGTTATGCTTGAAACAGTAGTTTTGTGTACTTCACCATTACTCATTACTAGATCAAAATATGACCCCGCATTTACTACACCTGCACTATCAATAATGACTGTGGCACTACTCTGAGAAACAATTCTCCCCGATCTTCTAAAACCGCGCTCATTGCTATCGAAACACTCAACTATATCTCCTGGAACAAGGTTGTAGTGATCTGACCCAGCAGTGTAGGTAATCACTGTGCTATTGTTTAGTTCGCTTTGTAAAACCCATTCTGCATATCTTAGTGCTTGCTCTGCATCAGTGCAACCAAATGCCCTAATATCAACTGCCTTTTCTCCATAGGTGTCTATTGAGTCATTCACTTCAGCGACCACTACAGCCTCTGTATAGAAATTCGATGGCTCCACGTAAGTAACTCTAACCTTGTTAACAAAGTTTCTTGCATTCGTGAAAGTCTTTTCAAACTCAACCACGTTGGCTTGTGTAACCAGTATTTTAACTTCTTCATCGAGTCTATCAATTGTGACTCTTAGTCCACCATTGTGGAATAGATATCCACCGAAGAACACAGAGCAGAGTTGTTTTAGAATATCTAACTTGCTACCGTCAGTAATGACAGTATTGACGCTGAAGCGCGGTTTGCTGTTAATCACCTCGTCGCAATAGTAAGCAATCGGGAATAGGTCTCTTAGTAATGCTTCTTCCTGCGCGGCAGTTAATTGTAAGTCAGATCCGAGTCCGTACTTCTTGTTAGTAATAAAATCCCAAACACACCAGGCGGGGTTGGTTGTGTATTGCTGCTTCCAAGAGCCAGACCAAGCATCATAATCAACAGGCGCACCAGTTCGGGCTTCGCCGTTATACTCAGTCGGTACTGCAATAATACGACCGCGATATAGGAATAGCACGTCGACATCCTCTTCAGTTGGGATGCTAATTTGCAATTGGCTGGTGTCAGTCATTATCACATTGGTTAGCACTGCGCCCAAAGTGTTACCGGCAATATTTAGTAATACATTACTCACAGCGTCCCAGTTAGGGATATTGTTCTTTAAGAAATCGTCCAGAGTTTTAGTCACGCCACCTAAGAATGTACCAAGACAATCACCAAAGACAAATCCTGGTGTGACAGCAGTTGTTAAATTCACGCCATTAAAGTCTGCTCCACCTGCTGCAGGTGCGGTAACGATAACTTCATTACCACTTGCTACTGCAACAAAGTTAGGAAGCCACCCTGAACTAGCAGCATCTAAGACAGTCTTAACGAGAACTGTCGCATTGATGTTCGCTGCAATTGCCGAGGCTGTTACGCTTGGAGAGGTACTGTATGAAACGTATCCGGTTGTTAGGTCAGATGTTTTCCCATTAAATGTCACCATCACCTTTCCAGATCCACCTGAACTTGATGCATCCACGCAGACCTTGGCTACTGACGGTGTGCTATTTGGAATAACTAACTGTTTCGGAACTAAGAGACAAGCATCACCTGTGCGAGTTCCTTCTGCATTTTCAAGAATAACTGTGTAGTGAATATCTCCACCACTTCCGTTAGCAGGTACAATCTGTACTTGAGCACTGGCAGTTTCTACATCAGTTCTTGTACCAGTAAGAAGTATTTGCCTGTCTGTAATAAAGGATGTGACACCTCCTGGAATGGCTCCTGCTAGTTGGAATGTACCGTTACCAACAACAATTTCATAGATGACGTTAACTGATTGACTTGCAATCCCTGTCGTGCTAGTAAAGGGTGGCAGAGTTACAGCGTCAAATGCTGGCGGTGTGGTTTGTGTGCCGTATTGTTTTGCACAAGGAACCGATAACTTAATAGTTGGCTGGGCTGGTTCGGGTGGCAACCCGACATCGGCACAGTCGCCTGGCGAGCCTGTATTTCCAGCACCGCCAGCACCGCCTGCTCCACCTGGCTCACCTGGCTCACCTGCAGTGGGTGGGATTGGTGCTTCAGATGGGCAACTCGGCGCGCCCATTCCACCACCACTTGGCGACTGGTCCGGAAACTTTCCATCATCTTGTTTGTATTGTTCAGGAATAGGTTTGGGCGCAGTGGTCCCTGCTGCTGTAGTTCTTGCACTAATAACTGGTCTATAGTAAGTATTACCTAGTAGTCTCTTATACCCTTCGAAATAGCAGTCGAAAATACTTCCGCACTCATCGACTCTCGAAAGGTATAGTTTGATGTTAGGGTTGCTGCTGTTAAACACCTGCCCTGGATAGTTATTTAATATGTTAGCAATCTTAGTCTGTGACCACAGAATTGTACTATTGAAAGTGTACGACGTTTTACTTGCTGCCGTCTCATTAATAATTCCGCTGTAGATGAGATACTCATCTCCGCAGATGTTTGTAGTGATGCAGACTTTAATTTCAATAGGCGCTGGTGCGAGATATCTAACCTCGCCAGTAACTGGTCTTTGAACTTCTTCTTTAACCGGGTCTTCTAAACAGATAAAAGCACTCTCTGGTGGACAACTTGGGATATCACCATTGTTTACATTCCATATTGCGTTCTTACCACATCCGTTGGTGTAGAAGTGAAGCTCGATGCCTTTAGTGTTTAACACTCCAATACTCTGAGTGTATTCATTATCGGGTGTGTTTTCAAGAGTTGGTAATAAAACCATTCCACTCTTTGCAGCACCTGGCGGGACATCACAAGTCTGTTGCTCGAAATTCGCTTTAGGTGCGCACGGATCTGGGGTGGTGCCGCTGCCGCCACTACTTCCACCTGCTCCGCCAGTGCCGCCTGTTCCACCAGTGCCACCTGTTCCACCACTTCCGCCTGCTCCGCCACTTCCGCCGCATATAGTCGATCCCGGTGCTGCACCAGCATCTTGTAAACCAGTATTAAAACTCTTCGGCACCCAGATACCTTTGGCAGCATCGTAAGTAAGTACGAAGTTGTCACCTTTACCAGTTTCATCTACGTTCGATAGTTCACCTAGTTGTATCTTTTCGGCTAGGCTCTGTGCTGCCTTTTCTGTAGCGGACAGCAGTGGCTTACCTGTCACAGGGTCAACAGTCTTTGTTTGCCCACTGGACGGAACTGCACCCTTGATAATATCCCAAATCTTAGGAATAGAAGTAATAGCAGAACCAAGCGCTGAGGCGAGTATCACGTTTGCAAGGCTTGGGCGACCATCACTATCAATCACAGGCTGCGGGATGCCGTTAGGATCTTTTACATAGATATTCTCCAGCGGTGATCCATTCGGTCCTGGCACCGGCCCGCTGTTTACTCCGTCACCAGCAATGAAGCGATAAGTCTTTAGAATACTTCCAGGATCGTTAGTGGAACTCTCTACACCCATATCAACAAGAAAGGGTGTGATCATAACTTCGCCATAAATCAGGGCGGCTTTTGTAGTCTCGCCGTTGCCAGTAATATCTGGCTTCTTATAGAACTTCTCTGCTTGCTCATCCGTTGTTTCATAGACACCAGTTAGCAAACTGCTTGAGCCTTTCTCAGCAATGTTATAAGAAATTCTAGTATCGCGAGTCTTAGCGAATGCTTGGCTTACCGATTGCAGAATATTTGACATTATTTCTTTCCAATTGTGTTAGGGCTATACAGCATCACGAACGGTAAGGCTAGGCCGTTCTCTGCCGGGTCGAATCGCTTTTGACATCCAAGCGCCGAGTAACTGCATTTGTCTAAGTTCTTATTAGCAGGTAGGAGTTCTGCATCTTGATCTGTAAAATACTTATTACCGAAGTCAGGCACCGCAGCCCAATTGCTAATAGTGGTGGGGTTGCCGTAAGGGCAGCCGCCATCTTTCTCTGGTGTGTAGTCAAACGAGTTTGTGGCTGTATTCCAGCGTCTGTAACGCAATTTACAACGATTTACGGCTAAACTGCTAATGCTCTCGTTATTCGCTCTATCTGCACCTAGGCTGACTGCTAACTGCCACTCAATAATTGAGTTTGTCACTCTGTTGGACTGACTAACCACATACTCCTGGGTATTAAGTTCCTGCGAAGTGCTCAAGTTAAAAACTCTTGTTAGTGTTATATTTGCACCTCTTGGGTCGAAATATAATTCATTATTGGCGTTTGTGTATTGTGTCCAGATGGCGAAATAGTTAGCATTACTCTGAAGCCCAGCCTTGTCGAAAGTAATAGTGGGCGCTGGTAGTTGCCCGTTAATCTCACTTCTAAACCCTTGTGCTTCAAACCCCACATACTCGTAGGTATTACCATCGTAAACAATATTTGATGTGCCGTTTCTATTAGGGCTAAGTCTAATAGTGGTTGTTCCAGTGGGGGTGAATGCTACACAGGTCGAAAAGTCGATTGTTAGCAGTGTTGTTACTGAATTGCTATCCAGATCTTGTGCATCAGTGATCATACGCTAAACGCCTCTATGAAGTTCACGGAATAATTCTGCGTGATGCCATCGAAACTATGGCTCCAGTTAACAATTCTGACATTCAGTGTCGATGCCCCTGTTGGATCTTCCATTAAGTTCTTGATAGTAACCACTTGCCCTGCACTGTTTGATCTTAAGAAAGCCAGTAATGTTGCTGCTGTAGCATTATCAATTAGTGGGTGCTCAAGAGTACCACTTCGCGGTAAGAAGTTAATACCATCTGCAATTACTTGTTGGTACCCATCACCGAACTCAGTCTTAATAGTTCTTGGGTTTGTATTAATAGAACTACCTGTCCCATATACAATTGTTGGATAAGTTACAGCCATTATCTAGCCCTCACGATTCCACCCGCACCTGTCTGGCGGATGATAAGTTTTTCTGTTTCTGCGGCCATTGCACCAGCGAACTGCTCGAATGCTCTGTCAAGTTCTGATTGGCCAGTTACTGAACCTTGGATGATCAGACTTGGGGCAACTGTTACATTCGAAACAGAACCACTCTTGGTGTTCATCATTGCTGTGTTAGGAACAATATAGCCATTGGTGTTCGGTACAAATACTTCTGGACGCTTTTCACCGACAATGTAACTCTTACCTGCTTCAACTGGACCGCCTTTCTCTCTGCCGCCACTGATGCCACCAATCACGCCTTCAATAAAACTACCAACTAGGCTGTTGTTATTTCCTGCAGCAAAACTCTTATAGGCTTGTAGGGCGATAAGTTTTAGAAGTTCTAACTTAACTTGCTTGATGCCGTCCTTGCTTCCCAAAACCCACTGCGATACAGCACTACCGAGACTGCCAAATTGGTCGGTTATTTGCTTCTGAACTTCAAGCATTTTCTCTTGGGCTTCGATCGTAGCAAGTAGAGCATTGAGTTGTTCTTTCTGGGCTCTAGTGATATTCTCGCCCTTACCATCTGGGTCGATTGCCTTGTAGATATCCAGCTGGTTCTTAGCACGCTGACGCTCTTGCTCGTCAAGTATACTGTTGAGCGTGACCTGTTCTTTCAATTGATCGATTTGCTTCTGACCTTCGACATCGATACCGGTTAGATACCTTGCTGTAATGCCACTACGAATTTCGCCTGCTTGCATTGGCCGCTTCTTGATAAGTTCTTCGGCGTTCTTAAAGCCAGCATCTGCTGCTGCTTGGTCGAGAGCAATACGAATTTCTCTCTCCTTATTGCTAAGTTTGAGATATTCAATTTCTTTCTGGATGCCTTCTAAATTCTTGTTTAGGCTGTTATTGATGCGTGCTTCTTGTGACTTAGTGATCTGCTCAAGAATCTTTAACTTTTCTTCTTCAGTGGCTACTTCCAACCGACCCTGGGCCACTAAGTATTCACGAAGCTTAGTTTGCTTCTCAATCTCGTTGTTCGACTTACCGATAAGGCCAATTTCAAATGTGGTGTTCTTAACAAACTCTTGAAACTGGAAACGACGTTCTGCAGCAAACTTAGATGAAACGGCTGCTCGAATCTTGCTGGCCTCTGCGGCATTTAACTGGCTTCCTGCTTCTGCTTCTGCTTCGCTCTTACCTGCATTTAGCAAGCGCAATTTGATTGCAGCCTGGGCGTCAAAAAGCTTATTCTGTGTTTCTACTTCTTCGCTGGTCTTGCCGATAACCGCTTGCTCTTTCCTTAAGGTATCGAGCATAACGGTTAAAATCTTTGCCCGACCGGTGATCAGATCTTCAGTGAGTTTTCTATCGGCTATTAACTGGTCGTTGGTTGCGTCACGAATCTGCTCTGCATCAGCAATCTCTTGTTTTCTAAATTCTGCACGCGGGTCAGTTTTTGATTTTTCACTGCCCTTGATGGACCCAGCGATACCTAAAGTTGTAAGAGCAGTAAGGCCTATTCCTTTGATAGTTGTAAGGAAAGTAGCAAGTTTTGCTAATACAGGTGTTATACTAAGCCCTATTATCTTAAAGAAATTAACAAAGCTTGGACCTTGACTTATTAGGACACGAGTTGCAACTGTGGCACCAGCGGCTGCGGCAGTTAAAGGCCCGGCTAGTACAGTGGAAACAGCCGCTACCACGCCGAGCACTACACCAGTAACAGAAAGAAACTGCGCCCAATTCTCTGTTAGATATTTAACACCATTTGCAACACTTGTTAATGCACCACCCAACACACCACCGAGCACTGCTGCCACTGGCTTAAGGCTTACACTAATCTCATTAAGCACTTTTACTAAGTCTGTAAGACCGGTGTTCAAACCACCTTGACCGGCACTGATAGCAAGACCTTCTAAATTCTTCTTAAAAATGTCAAATTGACCATTTAAGGTGTTCATCTGTTTTGCAGCATTACCAGCAAAGCTGGCCTTAAATCCAGCCTCTAAATTTCGCAATACAATTGCAGCGCCTTCGGTTGTTTTTCCGAGTTCAGATAACTGTAGTCTAGTAACACCCAGTCTCTTACCAAGAATATCAAATACAGGAATACCTCTGTCAGCAAGTCTGTTAAGTTCTTCTAGACCTAAACCACCTGCTGTAGTTCTTGAGTAAAGGTCGGTAATAGCTCTTAATGCCCCGACCTTATCTGTGGTTACACTTGCAACGTCGGCGAATAACTGCATACTCTCACGAGTTGGGTCAATACCCGAGGCTTTTAACTTAATGAAAGTATTACCAATCTGGTCAATAGTAAAGGGTGTTGTCCTTGAAACGTCCTGAATTAGTTTCATACCTTCGGCTGCACCTTTGGCACTACCAGTAACAGTTCCTAAAACAGTATTCAGAGTTTCGAAGTCGGCAATGGTCTTGACTACTGCTCCACCAACTAAGGCAAGTAAGGTGCTTGTTATAACGCCTTGCAGCCCTTTAAACGCACTGGTTACACCAGTTACCTGTTTCTGAATCCCACCAAGTTTGTTGCCCTTACCGATGTCATCAACTTTCTTCTTTGTAGCATCAAGTTCTTTGTTAAGGCCACGGAGCCCGGCCAATGCAGGATTGGTTTGTATTTGGACTTCTAACTGGAACACTTCTTTAGCCATGGCTTCTATCCCTTATTTTGCGTTTCTTGATGCTTCCATCTTCTTGTAAAATACATCGACATAGGCTGCATCAACAATTTGGAGAACCTTAAGAAAACGTGTCGTGTCCCCAAAACCCACCCACTCACTGTACTCTAGTATCTTGCTATAGGGTATCATCCCTATACCATTACTTCCCATTTGTCTCTCTGTACTTAGCGTAAAAAATGCCGTTACAAAGAAACGTATCACTGCATTAATCTCTGGGCTAGGGTTAGCAGATCTAAATCTTGCACTTTGGGCTTCAGCCATCTTAACTTCCCAAAGTACATAGTCAATTACTTTTTTTCGATCTCTTCCTCTACCTTATCCTTTTCTCTTGCAACTTCCTGGCTTGCAAGCAATACCCAATTACTGAACTCCAGGTCTTCCATCATAAACTCTAAACACTTTGCTGGTGTAAACTTAATTGGCTTGTCATCATCACTTTCTAACTTCCAATCAAATATAATTGTCTTGGCATATAGCCCATAGACTTTCTTTAATGACTCGCCTGCCTTCATACCACCGAATGCCAATGGGCCTTGGTTCTCAAAATCACTTGCCTCTTGCAACGTGAACTCGTTCAACATTTCTTTCTGTTGATACTTGTTACCTTGTGGTGCAATAAGAAACTCGGCACCCTTGTACTCCTTCCAAACTGCTTCGCTCTTTGGATCGTACTTCTTGAAAATATCGCTTACTTTAGTCACTATAACTCCTGGTTGATACTGTATTTACCTCCCAAACAAAATAGCCCGGAACAGTTTTAACTGGCCGGGCTAGTCAACT